TGTGCCGGTACTTGATTTATATTGCCCTGAATCTGGCTGATAACGCTTTGGAACTTTTGTGCATCTGTTTGTAGTGCGGTTTGGTCTTTCTCCTGTTGGCTCTGTTCTTCAAGTATCTTATCCCAGTCCTGAATACCGCTTGAAGATATAATTCTTTTGAATAGTTCACCGAAGTTTAGATTAAAACCACTCGACTTGAGGTCGGCGGCCAACGCATTTCCTTGCGGTGTTTGCGATTGCAGGTAAATTTGAAGAAACATTTGAAGATTCTTTTGTTGTGCCATCTGGTCTTGGGCATAAGTAGAGCCGGGAACTATTTCGTAGTCATAGAGTAACGACCCGGTTCCTTTCTTAACCGTTAGTTTACCGGTCTTTTCATCATAGGCATCCAATATCTCAGGATAATCCTTTGCCATTTGTTGAATTTCCGGCTCAAACATCCTTAATGTAATTGCACTGGACTGCTTTTTACTTATAAGGTTGACCATTTTCTTGATTACCTTGACTAGATATTGTTCCATATAGAATCTATCGGCATTATCCCTTGTGTTTTCTCTTTGGACTTGCATCTGAAGGGCTTGCGGGGTTTTACCCATTCCCGCATCTGTTTGGGCCGTTACACTTGTATCGGTTGTACCGAATAAGTTGAGGATGGAGGCGTTGGTTACTTGGTCGATGTTGTTAAATGTTGATATTCCTTGCGGTGTGATGTTTATAGGCATAATAGAGTTCTGTAGTTGATTCCTAACCAACCAGTTACTTCCGGCTATCCTTCTAATCGAACTCATTGAGGCAACATTGTCTTTATTCACCAGGATAGGAGGATAAATACTCATCTTAACCGCATCAAAATAGAGATTCCATGCACTATTGCGGGCCATTTGCATTGATGCACCCCGTTCGGCATCCCCCATCCCCATAAAATCATCAATTAGTGGAATGGCATATTTACAATCCACTGGTAGTTCACCGTTATCCTGGGGATTGTCCGTGTCTCTAAACTCCAAATCGGCATCAACGCACATATCGCTCCACCTATCCCGTTCATACATTGAAAGAACTTCAAAATATCCTTTACCTTTGGCGGGGGATTCGGTTGGATACTGATCGGTTCCACGTTGACTCTTCGAAATTGAATCTCTGTTTTGCTTAGAACCGGTTTTGTCCTGAAGTTTAGTTATTATCTTACTTATATTCTTGAATCCTTGTTGTTTGGCAAGCCCTTCAAAGTAACTTAATGGCCTCCATGACCTAACAATCACAAAGTCGCTATCTTCTAGTGACACAGAACCCACCTGGGGAAAGACATCACGGATGTTAAGAAGCCAGACATCTGGTCCTATATAACCATTCGGTTTGACATCCCAATCGGTTAGTGTAAAGAAATTGCCGTATAATCCTGAATATAAATCAACCATCCTCATCTTGGTTAAGAAATCGAATTGTGCATTAGCATGGGGAATAACGTATCTATCTACAATCAAATTTTTAAGTTTGGCGTCACCCATGTCGTTCTTACTTATTCCAATTACTTTACCAGTGGGTAGTTGGTTCATAACCCGGTATGAACGCTCCAGTAAAAGTGATGCCAGTTTGGGATCGAATACCTGACTCTTTGTTTTACTCGAAGCACTATCGTTTAATTGGTTGTGGAAGAGTTGTTCAACCTTGTCCCAAAGAGACCATTTAACTGGTTTCAACCAGTCCTCGGCGGATTGTCGTCTTGTTTTGATTTGGGAAGTTAAATCAGACATAAAAAAGCCCGCCACTTGGCGAGCAACATCTTCCGAGACACCTCGGATATTAGCTAGCACTAATACTATCACACTGCTAAAACCTTGTCAATATCGCTTCCTTTTATTACGGACTATATTGAGATCTTCCAATTGTGCCACACCGTCCTTTATCGGAACATTAAAGGTGATCGTTCCCCACTTCATCTCCTGAGCCTCCAATTCGATCAGTGTGTGTAATGCGGAGTTCTTCAATAATGAGTGTTTTAATAATTCCGTATTTGGTTCGGGGATTGACATACTCCGTTACATTATAGTCCACAATATTGCCATTGTTAAGCCGGATGGTAAAAGTAAATAAACCATTCTTTTGGGTTTGAATGTCATTCTCAATATCTAAATGCGGTTTAACATTCCAGTCACGGATGGACAGGGCGTAATTCATTTGATTCCTTTAATTAAGTCATTTACAAACCTATACAACACAAAACCCCTTAGTTTTCTATTTAATTCCCAACGGTAATAACTTAAAGGATATTTCATATATTAGTTGCGTATTGATTGGCTATATCTTGAGTATCATCCGGCACAACATCATCACTCTCATAAGGTTTCAGGCTTTCCATTCCATATCTGACCGCATCCATGGCGTGATTAAATATAGGTGATGGTTCGTTGATTATCTTGCCATCTTTATCCGTCATCCATAAGTAATTGCGTTGCTCTTTGATTATATGCACGGATCGTTTGGTAACGCTTATACGTTGTTGCTGGACGTACTGTATGCCCTGTAGAACGCTTCCCGGGCCTTTTTGGCTACCGATAGCGTTTATTCCGTAAGCGATCAGCTCATCTATGCTCTTTGGTTCGGCACTATCTACCACCACCAATGCTTTCGGTTCGTTAAGTAGTGTATCGGCAATTTGCTTATTGCTTAGCCCTTTGGAATAAACTATTTCATCTAAGATAAACCCGTTGTTATATTTGTAGATAGCTACTAAGGCGGTTTCGTCATTGGAATAACCCAAATCAAGTCCATATCTTTCAAGTCGGGCTTCATGGGGTATCTCATCTATCTGTTGCCAATCCTTATAAATCAATCCTTCAGCCTCACCCAGTAAGCCTTCACCATATACACGCCACCAATTACGGTTATTTCTTCTTACTTCTATCGCTTGAACAATTAAGGGATCAAGGGCTTCGTTGTCTTGATAGGTTAAAGTAATAAAATCGTGGTCTTGCTTGGGGATTATCTCATTGTAAACCCAGAACTCGCTTACCGGGTTGTAATCCATCCATACGATCTTCTTGGTACGAATCTCTAACTGAGTGTAAGTTTCGTAAGAAATATTATTGGCTTCGTTAATGAACAAAACGTCACGTCTTGGGCCTCTTACTTTACCCGGTTGATCGGCACTAAAAAATTCAATGATTGAACTGGTGGAAAATGTATAAACATAATCAGTTTTATTCCATTGGTTTACTTGAAAGTAGTTGTGTTGCTCCATAATATCAAGGAAGTCCCGGATTGCACCCCGTTTAAGATGGGGAAATGTTTCGGATACAACACTTATTCTTTCATTCTTATGTACTTGGGCGTAATCAATGAGGATTAGAAGAATTGAGATGGTCTTAGAGGCTCCGGTACCACCACAAACGATTCTAATACGCTTCTTTAATTCAAGAAGTTTCTTGGTAGCCTGCGTTTGGATGTACATTACTTGGTTGCCCCACCCAGTATTGGAACCACATTTACTTGGATATTCGTTACATTTTGCACTTCCTTATAATTCGGATGATTATATTTCAACCAATAAATAAGTGCGGTTGTATCCTTCTCAACGGCCCTTGCTATTAAGACTTGTTCCATATCATCACACATATCCATTTTCGCATCGTATATTGCTTTGCGAAACTTCTCGTCTTTGTCTATCCAATCATAATAAGTCTGCCTTCCTATTCCGATTGCCTGACAGGTCATGGAGATATGTCCCCTCACTTCATCTCGTTTGTAGAACTCTAAGAATCTATCTTTTTTATCTTGTACGCTTTGTATGATAGCACTTGCCATACCTTAGTGCTAATTATATCACTTTCCTCTAATATCACTAATCATCAGGCCGATTATCAATCCGATGTAAAGCAATCCGAAGAAGGCCATTGTGAATGTACTAAAATCCACATATGGAATCGCCAATATAGTCCAGATCAACACAATCCAATACAATACTTTTTTCAATTATATTCACCCCCTTTCATTTCTTTAGAAGTTTTTGTTTTAACTGCCAGAACCACCTTTTCCTGTTCTTTTTAAACTTGGGACGCAAATAACCTTTTTTCATCCTGTGCTTCCCTTTCCCCTCCCTGCCCCCCAGTGTTTAGGTTCCTTATTTAAGTAATCAATTATTTCATTGATTTTATCTTGATAGCTTTTTAGAACAATCATTACCGTCTGGATAACAGGGGCGTCATATTCTCTAAACTCCCAATTCATCTTTTCTATTTTTGTCATTTGTTTAGGGTGTAAATCTTTTCAATTCTATCAGCAAGATATTCGTGAAACGGCATTATTGCATTTCGGGGTATATTCACATATAGACTTTCCCTTGAATCCACTTTCAAAATATCAATTACTTCCTCTATTATTTCCTCCCTTGCTCTATCCAACTCTTGGTGGAGGAAGGATTTAAGTTCAGAAACTTTAGGCGTAATACCAATACTGGGCAAGTTTGGGTCAGAATAATCTATGCCGAATAATTTATCCAGTCTCTTGTCGCTATCTTTATTTGTCATTTTAGTTATCTTCCTTGAAAACATACTGCCTGCCACAATCAGGACAAATCACTCCACTCTCGCCCTTTTGTGTTATAAATGCTTCACAATTTCTAAATTCACCTGGGTCGGCAAACTTAAAACCACAACTGCATTTTCGTAATTCTCTACCATCTGTTGTTTTCTTCATATTCCTTAATGTTCCCTACTCACCTAAAGATAATATAAATCAT